TGCTTTCATCCCACATCAGATGCGGATCACCACGGTGAGGAATGATATGGTCGACTACAGTTGCTGCTGTGAACCGTCCCCGTGCCATACACTTCACGCACAGCGGATGCTTCCGCAGGTACGCCTTGCTGAGCCGCTGCCACTTGCTGCCGTAGCCACGCTTAGCGGCAGACGGTCGGTCAGGGTGAAGAAACTTGTGCTCCTCGCAGTACTTGCCCTCGGTCAGATTCGGACAGCCGGGGTGACTGCATGGGCGTTTACTCTTCCTCGGCATAGCCGACACCTCCTTCGGGTATAACAAAAGCCGCTGCGGTCAGATCACAACGGCTTTACATAATTCTTCTATTATACAGTTTACCACATATCCTCGTGTAAGTCAAGTTTTATGAACTCTCATCAACTCTCAACTTTTCGAGGACTTTGGTATGGAGACGGTAGATATTCTGTACGCTGTAGCCGAACTCCGAAGCGATTACTGCCCACGGCTTGAACTCAAGGTAACGCTTGGTCAGCAGGTCACGTGCATCACTATCCTCCACCTGACGGATTCGGTTTTCCATGTCAGCTATCAGGGCATCATACTCCGCCTGCGTTTCCTGTATCTCCTGTTCCAGTGCCATGATTTTGAATACAGTTCCTTCCATCTTGCTGTGGTCGGGAGATACCGTCTTTGGCATATCGATGATGCCGCTGTCATTCATACCCTCAGCTCTCTGACGCAGCAGACGGATTTCATGTATTTTCCGGTTGATGCGTTTGCGGAGTCGTTCCGCTTTGTTCCAGTATTCCTTCATGCTGCTTCCTCCTTCATCATAACAATCAGCTTCTCACCGTCTAAGTCGGACAGAAAGGCAAACCACTGCGACCGCAGGAAACGCTCGCATTCGCGGATCGTGCCTTCGTCTTTTTCGCTCAATGCCTGTTTGTAGTCCAGCAAAGCTCTCTCAATAATTGCCGCAGACAGCGGCACATATCCTTCGCTCATTTTACTCTCGCTTTCACTGCACTCATCATTGCTGCCTGTGTTTTATCCTTGTTTTCCAGAACCTTCATGATATCTTCATCAATCGTTCCCACCGATACGATGTGGTGGATTACGACCGTTTCGGACTGCTGCCCCTGACGCCAGAGGCGGGCGTTGGTCTGCTGATACAGTTCCAGCGACCACGGCATCGTGTACCAGATGATGGTGCTACCGCCGGACTGCAAATTCAGCCCGTGACCTGCGGAAGAAGGCTGTATCAGTGCGATTGGTATTTTGCTTGCATTCCAGTCGGCAATGTCTGTATCGGTCTTGATCTCTCTGCACTCGAAACGCTCCATGATGCTGTCCCGTTCATGCTTGTACCAGTATGCGATCAGAACAGGTTTGCCGTTTTGCGCTTCGATCAGATCTTCCAGTGCGTCCAGCTTGTGGGAATGTATCCGCATCACGTTGCCGCCATCGGTATAAACCGCACCGCTGGCAAGCTGTGTCAACTTTCCACACAGGACACCTGCATTTGCTGCTGTAATGGAATCCCGCACGAAGTCCAGACACATATCCTGTTCCATATCTTTGTAAATTGCCGCAGCCTTCTCATCAAGTTCCACTCTATCCGCTGTCGTTACCAGCTCCGGCATGGTCAGGTGGTCGATGGTTTTCATGGAGATGCTGATATCAGCGATTTTGCCGTATATTTCCTTTTCCGCACCCTTTCTCGGTGTGTAAGTGAAGCCGTTCCAGTCCGGTGTAAAATAAGCATCACGATACTGTCCGATACGCTTGCCGAGACGTTCACCCTTGTCCAGCAGACGGAACTGCGCCCACAAATCCATGAGTCCGTTGCTGCATGGTGTTCCGGTCAGCCCTACGATGCGCTTTACGAAAGGTCGTACCTTCCGTAGTGCTTTAAATCGCTTGGACTGATGATTCTTGAAGGAACTCAGCTCGTCAATAACGACCATGTCAAAATCAAACGGCATTCCGCTGCTTTCAATGAGCCACTGCACATTCTCACGGTTGATGATGTAGAGGTCTGCCTTTTGCCGGAGTGCCGCAAGCCGCTGTTCACGGCTGCCCAGCACCAGACTGTAATTCAGCCTCTCAAGGTGATCCCACTTGGCGATCTCGGCAGCCCAGCTATTCTTGCATACACGAATCGGGGCGATGATCAGTACCTTGCGTACCTCAAACTTGTCAAACATGAGGTCGTTCAGTGCTGTCAAGGTGATGCTGGTCTTGCCGAGTCCGCATTCCAGCAGGACTGCCGCCTCCGGGTGTGTTTCGATGAAGTCCACAGCGAACTTCTGATAGTCATGGGGTTTGTATTTCATCAATGATCCCTCCAATCTGATCGGGGCTGTCCAACACAAACGCCTTGAAGCCCAGCCGCCGAAGTGTTTTGATACGAAGTCGCTGCAGCGACCGGGGCTTTTCGCCGGGTGTTTTGACCTCCACGAAACCGATTCTGCCGAATGGCATCAATACGATGCGGTCTGGCACACCTGCTGTTCCGGGAGAGGTAAACTTCCAACAGACACCGCCTTGTACTTTTACGGCGGCAACCAGTTTTTCTTCAATTGATTTTTCTCGCATAAAATCGACCTTTCTGGGAAATAGTGCAGGTCGGTGAATGTCATTTCCAAACCTTTCTATAGGAAGAAAATTCTATGTTTTTTCTCGCCTGCGTAAGGTCTGTATATGAGTTTCACCGACCTGCACTTTCCCGATTTTACGTCGTTTTTGAATGATGAAAGTGCAGGTCAATCAAGAAATTCCAGACGAATTTGAAGCCCATAGACGGTAATTCCGCTATTCAGCTTCTTGCGCTTATATCCTGCCTGCTCCAACGCACCGTAGAAATCGGTCGTGCTGCGGACATACTCACCATTCTCTATGCAATACTCACGATAACGCTTATACAGCTCTCCGGACTTCTCCTGATAGGATGCATCTACATCGCAGCAATCATTGATGAATGCTCCAAGCCAGTCATTGCCGTCACGATACGCTCCGATCGCATCCAACACACATTGTGGGCGGTCTACCTTGAAATCGGCAGCGACCACCTTCATCGCGCCCTCGATCAGCCACGAAAGAACCGCACCGCCTGCATTGTCAATGAGATACTGGGTATAATTCTTTTTGTCAGCCTGTCCCTGAATCTTTGCATGGAACGGAATCACGATCAGTCTACGCCATGTGCCGTCATCGGAGGCAGACACCTTCGGCAGGTGGTTGGTATACAGCACCAGCGTGTGGCTTGGCTCAAAAGAGAACGGAGCCTTGAACTTCTTTTCTGCGAAAATGGGATCGGTCGAACAGAGCTGTTTTACCACAGAGGTATTCAAACGCATACCTTCCTGCAGCTCGGCAGCAATAATCAGCCGCTTGCCCTTCAACTCTGCCATTTCGGGCTTCACGTTCCGCTTGCAGTTGACGGTCAGGGCGTCAGCAGAGATATTGCCGGAATAGCTGCCCAGCACCTTGTAAATTACATTCCAGAATGTCGATTTGCCGTTGCGTCCATCACCATAAGCAATAATCATCGCCTCGGTGTATACCTTTCCAATCAGGCAAAGTCCGCAGATCATCTGGACATAGTCAATGAGACTCTGGTCGCTGCAGAAGAACACCTGCAAGGCTTCCTCCCATAACTGCCTGCCTTCCTCATTCGGCACGACCGCTGTCACTTTGGTAATCAGGTCAGCAGGATCAGTCGCTCTCCAACCGTTAATGCCTTTCGTCAGATCATAAGTGCCGCCGGGCGTATTCAGCAGCATAGGATTCCCGTCAAGCTGCTCTGGGTGCTTCAGTACCAGTGGTTTGGCGGCATCAAGGGCGTTATTCAGACTTCGGATGTTGCGATACTTCATCACGAAATCGTGGTATATCTCTGAAAATCTGAATAGCCCATATGCAGCCCCCTGCTCTGGATTCAAACTATCACGGAACTTTTTACCACCCGCTTTTGCCAGCATTCTGGGAACGCCGAGCTTTTCCAGTGCACATAAATGTTCTTCCATCTTGTTTTCCGCATCCGAAAGCTGGGTATCGGTATGTTCAATCATCGCCATGACCGCCGCCTGTTCCGATTCCTCCCAATATACACCATTGTAACGCAGGTAATTGGTAGCAACCGTGAAGGTGATTTCCTCGCCAAAGCAGTCCACGAAAGTACGGGCTTCACCGACATCGGAAAAATCATCCGGCAGGAGAGGATTTTGTCCGAACTGGTCGGGCGGAACATATCCGTCCTGCGAGGTAACCTTGCTGCCGAACTTGCAGGCGCTGTTCCAGATGCTTTCCAATTCCGTATCATCAAGAGGAGGATTGCACTCGGCTGCTTTGTCCAGAAATTTCTGACGGGCTTCATCCGTCACACCGAAACGCTTGACCAGTCTGCCCGCAATACGGGACAGGGTGCTGTTGCGCTGCCCTTCTGGAATGCTGCGGTTCGATTTCATCAGTGTCAGCCAGTCCTCGATAGTCAGACTCCCTTCGTGCCAAACCACCTCACCTTTCGAGCCAAACAGAAAACGGGAGGCATCCAGCGCATTGCCGTCAAAGAAGGGAAGTTCCTTGTAGATACGGGTTTTGATTGCTTTGTGAAATGTTGCATCCTTGCAGGGCGTTGTCGGGAAAAATACATGGAAACGAGGGCGGGCGGATACCGAGCCTTTCGCCAGCATATGATGACGACTGTATGTGACCGCAAATGCCACATCTGTTAGCATCTCCGACAGCTTTTCGGGCGTGATCCACTCGTCCGTATCGTCGGAATGGTCGTTGTCACAGTCCATCGGCACAACATCCGAGAGCTGGAAGTTAGTGTCACTGCGGGAAAAATTATCATACAGCGCGCACACATGATCGAAGGCGACCGCCTTCTTTAGGTCAGCTTCAGAGGTAATGACTTTCTGGTGTGGGTAGTTGGTGTTCTTCGCATTGCCGGTACAGTCGGCAGTATACAGGGTAAATTTCATAGCTTTTCCTCCAATTCTTCTGTGAAATAACGGATTCTCATGTGTTTTCGCTTTGCACGGTCAATCTCCGCCTTCATGCCTGCGGAGATATTCTCACCGAACACCCAAAGCTCCACGCACTTGCTCATCAGCACCCAGTTCATAAAAATGGCTGTATCCCGTTCCTCTGGAATATCGTCGTCCATGAACTGCGTAAAATAGATGTGCGGTGCAATCGGCAGATAGTGCTTGTCTACGGCAAAGCGGCTGTATCTCTTGGCGTTCTTGATATTTCTCTCCGTATCTCCGGAGTAAGGAGAGCAGATATACACAATGGGTCGGAAGGCGGCAGCCTTGCGGACTGCCTTTTCTTCCTTTTCCAGACGGATGAACGCCTCGTGTTCTGTAGGGCTGAAATAGCCCTCTGCATTGTACTTATCTGCCATTGCCGTGCTCCTTTTTTATGCGTTCTGCATACCATTCCAGATGACGCTTTCTGGTCTGAAAATCTGGAACTGACAGCAGCAGACCAATATCAGCCTTTTGCAGAACTTCAAGCATATTGATTTGCTCCTGCGTCAAATAATGGCGGATACTTGTTTTCTTCTCGATTCCATGTGTTTCACGGAACTGCTTTGCCGTCATGCCAAGTACAATACGGTTGAGCATATCGCATTCATTGCTGAAGTGATAAGGCTTCGGGTTGTCGTTGATAAGACGGATATTCTCGGTAAGCAGAGGAAATTCCTGCCTTGCCGATACAAGCGTTCTGATGAAAGACTCCATCTCGTTGAAACGGCGTATGTACAGTTCCTTGAACTGCATTGCTTTCTGACCTGTATATCCCATTGCCAGAAGCGTGAAGCCATCACGAGTCAGCAAATAACAGTTCAGCTTTCTGCCGGTACTGTCTTTATACGATGAGGGCATAAAATTTGCCTTGCGGAATTCTTCACTGAGTCCAGATTTGGGCTCAGTAAGTTTGGCAATATCGCGCAGAACGTGCTTGTGTTGTTTTTCAAAAAACTGTGCCACATAGCGGCTGTCTACTCTGGCAGTGTCATGTTTATCGACGAACACGCCGTAATCGTCCATAGGAATCAAACTTTTCATTTCAGTGCCTCCATTCTTTTCTTCGAGCAGGCAGAACAGCAAACTGCCGTGCCATACATATCGCCCATGCCGTCTGCAAATACAACAGACAGGTCAACGGATACTTCCTTACCGCAGTCAGGGCAGGTGCAGAACACATTTTCATCGTTCAGTTCTACCTTGACTTCAACAGTGTCATTGATATTTTCCTTTACATAAAACATAGCAAAACCTCCTAAAGTTCTTCTCATTATACAGTCCTTAAAAATATGCTGAAAATTAGCCTGCTCCTAATCTTTTTTATAAAATTCGCATTCGTACCCATCAGCCCGCAAGAGCAGCCCCTCTGCCCATTTCGGTGTACGAGCCATCTGTTCGCAGACAGCCTGCAGTGACATTCGTCTATCAGCTTCAATAATCATTTCATCGTGGATATGCCCGACGATAAAGCAGTGAGACAATGTCTGTAGGGAATAAAACAGCAAATCACGAGCTATACCCTGAACAATATTTTCCACGAGCTTGCCGGAGTATGTCTCCAGCCGCTGCCACTTCTTTGATGTGCCGACACCGTCATAGGTAATAGATTCACCGCCAAAACGGTTCTCTTCAATACGTGGCTTTACGTAGGCAAGCCGTCTGCCGGAGGGGAGTTCAATAAACAGAAATCCAGATTCATAGCTGAATTTGATACCGTGTGTTTCTGTCTGAGTTTTGCCGCTGACTGCCTTGATAGCCATCCTCTCCACGTCCCACCAGAGCTGTACGATGTTGGGCGATGCCTTCCGCCAATCTGTGACAATTTGCTTCAGCTCATTATCTGAAAGTCCCATAGCGTCTGCACCGAACGCCTTCATAGCACCTACGCTGCCGCCATAACCACACGATAATTCGGCACATTTACCTTTCTGCCGCAAATGTCCGTTCACGCCGTGCTTTACAACAGGAACACCGAACATCTTTGATGCCGATGCACAATAAATGTCCTCGCCATTAGCAAAAGCGTTCATTCTCCACTGTTCGCCTGCAAGCCATGCAATAACACGGGCTTCGATAGCAGAGAAGTCCGCTACGATAAATTTATAGCCTGCTTTCGGTACAAATGCCGTGCGTATTAACTGTGACAGCGTGTCGGGAATATCCTCATAGAGAAGTTCCAGAGCGTCCATATCGCCGGAAAGAACAAGATTTCGTGCCGATTCTAAATCGGGAATATGGTTCTGCGGTAAATTTTGCAATTGTATAATCCTTCCTGCTTCCCGACCTGTACGATTTGCACCGTAGAACTGGAACATTCCTCTTGCACGACCATCCGAGCAGACTGCATTTCGCATTGCTGTGTACTTTTTGACCGAGGATTTGGAGGTTTGCTGTCGGAGCAGCAGTACTTCACGAATTTCCGGCGAAACTTTATCTATCAGTTCCTGCACTTCCTTTTTGCCGAGTGATTCTATTTCTACGCCGTGCGATTTCAGCCAACCTTTCATCTGCTGCACGGAGTTTGGATTTTCGAGTCCTGTCAATTCGCACAGCTTTTCAGTAAGATGCTGTTTTGCACAATCGCCGATACGAATTGCATTATGGACAAGCGGCAAATCAAGCTGAATGCCGCGGTCGTTGATTTCTTGGTCAAGGTGGTATTCCTTCCACACGAAATAAGGAACAGGGAAACGGCTTATTTTCCTCTCGATTCCCATTTCCGTCTCCACGTCACGCTTGTTGTATGCCTTGAAAACCGCCCACTTATCAGGAGCATCGGACGGAACATGAAACAGCGGTTTATCGCCGTCATAGGCATAGGGGACACAAAAATACTTGATGAGAGCTTTGCCCTCTGTCATTTTCTGCTGTTCGAGTTTCAATACAGAGCCGACACCAGCCAACGTCAGAGGCAATCCAAGGTAAGCGGACGCTGCCATAGAGCAGTGCCAAGAATCAGGACTAAGATAATTACCGACAGAATCCTGCGGAATGCTGTAACTGTGGAAAATATCGGGATAATTGCGTTTCAGCCAGACCGACAGGCATACGCGCTCAAAAGAAGCGTTGAAGCTGTGCTTTGTGACAGAATCGTCCGTCAAGGCATGAAGAATATCATCGGGGAGCGACTCACCGCTGGCAAGGTCAATGACCTTCACCGGAGAATCGTCCACAGAATATGCGAATAACAAAATATCGAAATAAGGAGAATCGGCGTAGCGGTACACACCTGATTTCGTTAAATCAACATCGCTCTTTGTTTCTAAATCCAAAAGCAAAGTACTTATAGCCATGAGAATGACTTCCTCCTTTTTATGCAAGATATTGTAGACGGTGATACATTGAACATAACAGCCAGCTCAGTGCCTTTTATACCGCAAGTCAGACCAAACCTTATTGCATCTACATCATCGATTGAAAGTTTCCGCCAGCGTCCGCCCTGCCAATACACATCAAGTATATTTGCAGTTCTCGTACCATATCTGAGATTTTCTAAGCGATTGTCAGTAGGATCACCGTTGTTATGGAGGACTTCCATTCCTTCCGGTGGATCACCCACAAATGTTTTCATGATAAGTTGGTGGACGGGCTGTCCGATACCACCATGTTCGAGAACAACAGAAACATGACCATTCTTGCAAAATCTCCCCGGACGCAGAATGCGCCCCTTCATCGGACGGTAGTAATAAGACTTTGAATAGGGGCTTCTGCCACGAATCATTCTATCCAAACTCCGTATTCTGCCTTCTGTGCTTGCTTGGTATTTCCCTTCATATCCGGGAATATCTTTCCAAACTTCCATATCATCACTTCCTTAGAACCCACCCACGGTTCACACCGCAAACGCCCACCCGTCTGTACCAGTCAATTATGAAAGAAAATCATCGTCGTCATCGTCTGCAAAATCGTCCTCTGCACGTGACTTGCCGCCCAGCGGCTCACCATCACGGAGCTTCTGGAGATTGTTCAGACCGCAGGCAATTCCACGGTTGCCATTGGTATTGAATGCGTAGAAATTAATGCTTGCACGACCGTAGATACCGCTGTAAAGTTCGCTGGTATCGAGAATCGGCTGGCAGTCGGCATCTACGACACCGGGCTTTGTTGCGCTGTTTGCGTTGATGAAGTAGCTGTCTGCGTAAGCCGAGTCGTCCGGTCTTTCTTCATCGCCGTCACGAAGAGGCGTTTTGAGCATCTTCAGTGCGGGAACAGACTTGCCGTTTCCCTTGAGTTTGGACTGTCCCTCGTCATAAGCCGCCTTGATTGCTGCTTTGCACTTCTCAATTGTCACGGTATCACTCTTCGGAATGATGAGGGAGACGCTGTACTTCGGAGTACCGCCGTTGATGCTTTTCGGCTCGTTTACAATGAGATAGCTGAAACGAGTATTTTTGCCTGTGACCACCTTTGTCGGATTCATAATCTTTGCCATAATAAAAGCTCCTTTATTCTTTAAAATCTTCTGCTGTGGGATTCCACGCTTTCCGTTTATCGGAATCGGGAACCAGTGTCGGTTTGCCCTGTGGTTTCTCAATAAGAGAGCTGAGCAGGGTATCAAATTTTTTCTTGCCGAGCAATTTTGTCATTGCGGTCACGCCCATGAGCTTCTTTTCAAATGGGTCATATCCTGCATCCGTGACAACTGCCGCAACGGCATCATCATTTGTGTATCTTCGGTTGGAGCGACCTTCCACGATCTTATATCCGGGGAACTCCTTACCGCTGATTGCCTGTTCAAGTGCATATGTTTTTACATCGTTTACCCAACCGATAAAGGTGTCCGCACGATTGAGAATCATGCTGATTTCATCATCGGAAAGTGTATCAGGAACGGCAAAGTCGTACTGTGCCATTTGGAGATTGTACTCCGCACGCTTGCGGCAGGTTGCCTTGACCTTGCAGAACTGACAGTGTTTGCCTGCCTTGTATTCGCCCTCACCGTTGGCGGCAAGAACCGCTGCCGGAACGAGGATTTTTTCTGCCCATTCGAGCAGTTCTTCTTTGGTAATTTCGGCAATGCTGATGTTGTCACGTCTGGGCTGAAAAATAATCATGCGGACGGTCTGAATGTCGTACAGGCTTTCAAAGAGATTGAGAGCACCGAGGGCATACATCCGCATTTGGCTGTTGTTTTCGGCTTCTACCAAAATTCCCAGCCCATACTTGAAATCTATTACCGTAAGCGTACCGTCAGCTACGATAATACAGTCGGCTGTGCCGAAGCTCTCTGACACCCAACGGGTAAAATCAAGACGCTGTTCTACAAGGACAAGCGGATCGGAGCAGTTCTGCTTTGCCGTTTCGACCTGCTCCATGACAAATTCGCAGTAAGTATCGCTGCATTCCGCCATTTCCTCATCGAAGTATGTCAAATCTTCAGTGGGGTCTCGAACCCTGTGTCCGAGAGCCTTTTTTACCTTGTACTCGCAGAGTGTGTGGGCATCTGTACCTTGTTGAGCATAACTGCTGGATGTATCCGCTACGGCGGCATTTTTCATAGCCGAAGGTGTACATTCTAACCACATTGCACTGGATGAGGGCGCGAGAAGTGCGTGATTACCCGGCATTTGCAATCACCTCCGCTTCTGCAAGCAGTGCTGTGTAGTCCGACTCTGCCACATCGGAGAGCTTGTCTGCCCCGAATTTCCGGAGCAGCTCCTTGACTTCAGCAGTATGACCATTGCGGGAAATTTCCGACAGACGGCTGCGGAGTTCTACAAAAGTAACAGTCTGCTGTTCAGGTGTCGGCTGTTCCTTTGCAGTGATTTCCTGTGGCTCGTCCTTTTCGGAATCGTAGATGGTCTCGAATGTGTTGAGATACTCACTTGTGATTTTCTCCGTCAGTGCAGTTACTGCTTTCGTCAGTGCGTTCAGAGAATTAATCAGTTCGAACATTTTGTCCATGGTTTTCACCTCTTCATCTTTTTTTGATTGGGAATCATTCCTTCTCACCATACAGTCCTCGGATCAGCCTGAAAAATTAGCCCCCTCAAAAAACTTTTTTATAATTTCCACAATTCTTTTTTTGTGAGCAGTAACTGTCGGTGATGACATACCGAGGATTGCGGCGGTTTCCTTCACATTGAAACCTCGCAGATAATGAAGTTCATAAACCTGTTTCTGACGTTCTGACATAGTTTCAACAGCCGCACGGAGCATTTCTACTTCCGGAGATACTTCACTGCCGTCAGGAATATTTTCAATAGCGGCTTTCTCAGAATCATGTTCATCATCAGACATCACATAGTCAATGGAAAGATTCCAATTTCTTGGTGCTTTCTCACCGGGATGAGCGTTTTCCCATTCCTTTACAGCCTGCTTTTCTTCAGCGGTCAGTTCAGGACGACCGTTTTTCAGGTTGTTGCGTACTTCTGCATCATCCAAATGATGCAGAAGTACAATAAACTCTTCAGTAATACCGTCTTTTCCCGGTATCAGGGTAATTGTGCTGCCGTCATAAATCGGATAGGTGTATGTAGTCCTTTTGGCGGCTGGCGTTTTGCGTACTCTCAGTTTTTCAGCTTTTTTCTCATAAATTGGCATAAAAAATTCCTCCATTGTCTTGAATGGAGGAATCGCCCGGCTGCAAAATGGCATAACAAATCAGACTGCACTCCAGAAGGGATTTCACTCCATTCGGTTTGCAGCCGTCAAGCTCAAATTGACAGCCTTGTTATTCTATTGTCCCACACAGCCTGTTGAGCAACCGGTGTCAGTATGTATGAGTCAGCAGTTTAACGTCATACTGGGGACATAAATAGACGGAAAAGTCAACCTCTCCCGTTATTCATGGAAAAAGTAGAGGTTAAAACGAACGGTTTTTGTAACTTTGTAAATTTTGCGTAAAATCACTTCCGCCCTCTTAAAAAATTATATCAAATGTGATATAATATAATCAAATCTTTAGTTTTCATGTCAAATTAGGAATAATATATTGAAAAGGAATATGAATATGTCAGAATTGAATTTCCAGTTACTTGAAGAAAATATCCGTATGCTCCTTGTGAAAAACAATATAACGCAGCAGAAACTCGCAGAAATTGCAGGTATGACGCAGGCTAACGTAAGCAAAGCATTGAATCGTAACGAAAAGAAACGTTTTACTCTTGATCAGGTATATAGAATTGCACAGTACTTTGAAGTATCTATTGATAGCCTTGTAGGGAATCCAGCTGAAAATTCAGCAGGTACAAGTCCACGTGATGCCTTCCGTTTCATTACAAAGTTTCTCTCTGTTGGAAAATTGAGGACTTCTGAATTGACAGTAAAAGAGACAAAATATGAGCAGGAATATGGTAATGGCTTAATGGAACACAAACCACGAGAAATTGATGACACATATCCCGTTTTCTTCTTTCCGGATTATGAAAGGTTCTCCGATTATAAGTTATCAGATCAAGACGAAGTCGACTTACATATGGAATTTTGTGCTTGTGGAAACGATACAAGATTTCTATATCTGAACAAAATATTGAAGAAGATGATACCACTGATTGCACAGTACAGGGACGGTGATATTCCGGAGGAGGCTTTTCAAATGATTGTTGATGGATACTTAAAGCAACTACCGGAAGAATAAAAAGCTAAGGAACTATTATGAAATAACTTGAACGTTTATAAAGGACTAAGGGCTTGATTATGTAGCTATTTGAATCAAAACGTTCAAGTTATTATTCAACAGTTCCCTAAATAGAATATTACCGCCCTCTATTTATCTGCTGGAGAAATAAACATGCTTTGTACGAAGTTTCTCAAAAAAAGAATACACAGAGTGCTTACGTTAGTGCCTCTATTGAATATAAATGATTTGCTTGAATAAGTGCTTCCATAAGCAATGCAAATTTAAGGAAACACTGGTTAAATGCCATTTTGAGCGAAATTACACATAGAAAGCAACGTAAATACGTCATGTGTATTTTCTAAAATCAATCAAATCAGTGCTTTCTTAATTTAGAAGTGTCGATAATGTGTTACCATCTATTTTTATTAAGTATTAATAAAAAACTATAGACATTTGTTTGAGTTTGTAAACGACCACCTCAATCATGGTCGTTCCCAATGGTGAGAAGGTCATCTATGAGCGATTCAAGTTCCCACGATCCGATATCTGTTGGAGTACCACCATGAAGTTCCAATAAAGAAGCACTGACCGAAGGATCGTAGTAAGTATTGATGCGTGAAATTAGGTAGGCCGCAGCTTTTTCTTTGTTTTTTCTTTCTGAATTTGTCATAACTTGTCTCCTTTCGACTTTTAACAAAAATACTGTTTCCCCCCATTGCATTTTTAGACATTTTATGCTATAATTAGAATTAGAGTATTTCGCAATGTGGCGATTTGCTTACAAGTCAATTATAACAAATAAAAAATTGCAAATAAGGACAAGAGTGGACAGATACGGACAATCCTTGTCTACTATCAAGGAGGGCGAATTCATGATAAGGATTTCTACATTACTTACTATTTTGCGAAAATATGTTGGAGCTGATCGTCGCAATGCACTTGATTACTGTGCATACATATTTTCCTTATTTATGAAAGAACCTGAAACTGATGAAGATATACGTCTCGATGAAACAGAGCGTTACTATCCGTTTACAAGTGAAAAGCAAAAAAGTGCTGCTCAAAAACTTCTTAATGGTACAAGAGGCATACCAGATGATGTTGCAAGAATGATTTCTGCACATTTTGACAAATCAAATTTTTTGACAACTATTGAAGCTTTACCCTATGATGCTAAAATGAATTTATGCCAAGACTTGTTGAACGAAAATGTAGATTGCAATGACAGCAATGTTAGTGAAGTTTGTGCAGAACTGTTCAACTCGTACATAAAGGAAGCACTCGGCGAACCACAGCCTAATAACTTTGGAGTTGTTGAAAAAAGAAGTGAGGTTGGTGAAATAATTCCTCCAGTACCAATTCATCCTGTTCGTTATTCAAATGGAAAGGTCTATACCGGCGATAGTGTGATTGAACTTTCTCCTTACCTTCAACTAATACAAGGAGTGACTGACGATAATCTTGCATTTATTGATGCTTTAATGGAAGTATATAGCGAAAAAGAAAACAGAAAAGTTGAAAAAAGTGATGTAAGTGCTCTTTCATCCGTTCTAAAAAATCATTATAGTAATCAAAAAAAAGCATATTTTAGTGCAGCAAATTTAGAGCATAGAGTCAGAGAATCCTTTTCAGATGGCGATGTACAATTTGGTATTCTTAAAGAAGATACATTTGATTGCATAGAAATGGTTTACTTTGACGATTGTTACAGTAATGGCTATGAACGACTTCAAGCGGTCTTAAAACAAGCAGCAAATGCTACTCCAACCAAGTCTGCTCTGTACAATATCTCAGGATTGTATGGTGCGTTAGAGAAAAAAGGGTTATGTCATATCTTTGTAAATGAAAGAACAATAAAGTCATGGGTGAATCCGTATGAAGAGAATATTTAACACTGAATTTGAAATCTCTTTAAAAATCCTGTTGTTGTTGTCTACTATGTCGCCAGAAATCATGACTACTGAGCGAATAGTGTATTATGATTTTATTGCGTCTTATGGATTTTCGTTCTCAGTTTATAATATCAATCTTAATGGCGACAACAGCTACCGATTTGAAGAAATAGGTGCAAGGCGTACTCGATGTATACAAGCGATAAAATCTCTTGTGTTAGATGGATTAATATCAGTAAAGAGATCGCGTGAAGGGTTTAAATATAGTATAAATGAAAACGGTGCAAATGTCGTAGAAGCCTTATCGTCAGAATATGCGAAACAATATCGTGCAGCTGTCAAAGGAACACACGATAAATATTGTATGTTTTCTGATGTTGAATTGATAAAAGAAATCAATCAGAAGGCTCTTCAACTGATAAGAGGAGAGCAAAATGTATTTTGAAAAAATTACTGTCAAGGGAGAAGGAAAAACAGATTCGGTAATTGAGTTTAGACAAGGTGTCAATATAGTACAGGGAAGATCGAACACAGGAAAGACCGCGATTATTCGTTGTATCGATTTTGCATTAGGTTCTAAGAAACTTCCGATTGATGAGAGCTTTGGATACAATGAAGTAGAGCTGACTATTGCTACACCAAAAGGTCAGGTTATAATCAACAGATTATTTCATAAAGGTCAAGTTACCGTTACTACCACAATTCCCGATGCAGAAAACGGAGTGTATGACTTAAAGAAAACTAAAAATAATAAACATCCCATATTGTCTGATTTGTTGCTAAATACAATGGGAATCAATACGCCATGTGAAGTAATCCAAAACGCCGACTTCAAAAAGCAGAAACTTTACATTCGTACATTTTTAGGAATGCTTATGTACATTCACACAGAAATTGGAAGAGAGATATCTATCATTGAGCCAGTCGAAAGTACAGCAAAAACCCCTTTCCTATCTGCACTGTTGCTACTTTTGAATGATGAGAATCTTTCGGGAGCACAGACGCAGACTAAACTTGAGATTCGAGTAGCAAGAAAAAAGGCTGTGGAAGATTATATCAATAAAAGAATTAGTGCTACAGCCAAAAAACGGAACGATTTAGAAGACCAGATGAAGCTGTTTGAAGGTGTGAATGTGGAGGCATCAATGCAACAATTGCTTGATGACATCAAAAGCATCGAAGCTCAAATTCAGGAATCATTGAATAAAAGAAGAGAGTTAATTGATAGAATAAGAGAATTACAAGAAAAAGATTCTGAATCTGGAATGTTGCTTTCACGGTATCATGAATTGCACACTCAGTATAAAGCTGACATAAGTCGCTTGAATTTTATCGTAGATGGCGAAATAGTTACAAAAGGAATTCCGCAGAATACAACCTGTCCTTTTTGCGAAAGCACAATAACTGCAAGGAAAAGGGAGTCTTACATAGATTCCGCACGTGCCGAATTATCAAGAATCATTCTTCAATTAAATGGGCTTACTGAATTAGAAAGTGAAATCACAGATGAGCGAAAATCCATTGAAGATGAAACAGCAAACTTGAAAGAAGAAAAGAAACGAGTCGAACAACTGATAGAGGAAAAATTGCAACCAAAAGTTGACTCTTTACAAGAATCTCTTGCACAGTACCGTGCCTATTTTCAATTGAAGAAGGAATTGGATGTCATAAAGGGATTTGCTACAGATTTAGAAACTGATCTACGAGTGTTGCCAGAGGAAAAAGAGTCCGATGTCAAATATCGCCCACGAGAGTATTTTGACTCTAAATTTCAGGAAAACATTGACAAATTATACATGGACATTCTAACAGAATGTTGCTTTGATCCACCTCCAACTGCTGCTCGGTTTAACATATCGAGTTTCGATGTGGAGATTGATGGTCACAAAAAGACAAATTATCAAGGGCTTGGCTATTGCGCTTTTATCAATACAGTAACCGCATTAGTATTTCGCAAATACTTTGCTGATACTGCTCAATACGACCCCGGATTTTTAATTGTCGATACGCCACTGTTGGGTTTGGATCAAGGTGTAGATGATGTGGCACCTGAAAGTATGCGAACTGGACTGTTCCGCTACATCATGAAGCAAAAAGACATAGGGCAGATCATTATACTTGAAAATTTAAAACACATTCCTAAATTAGACTTTGAATCTGAAGGCGTGAATTTGATTACTTTTACAAAGGGATATTCTGAAGGGCGATATGGATTCCTTAATGATGTTACATAAATTTGATTGGAGAAACACAATGTCAAACAAACTGGAATTGACGTGGTACGGCAAGGAAAAAGAAATCCATGTCGAACCTCGTTTACTGATAGAAAGATCAGAGCTGTCCAATACGGAAGCAGCTCCGGATACAGAGAATATGCTGATTCACGGAGATAACCTATTAGCCTTAAAAGCACTGGAAAGTCGCTATGCAGGGCAGGTAAAGTGTATCTATATTGATCCGCCTTACAACACAGGGTCGGCATTTGAACATTATGATGATAATCTTGAACATAGTCAGTGGCTTAACCTTATGCGTCCGAGACTTGAAATTTTAAAAAATCTGCTTGCGGAGGACGGCTCTATCTGGATTAGTATTGATGATGATGAAGGGCATTATTTGAAAGTGCTTTGTGATGAGATTTTTGGCAGACATAATTTTATCAGCACTGTAATATGGCAAAAGAAGTTTTCGCCACAAAATGATGCAAAGTGGATGTCAGATAGCCACGATTTTGTTTTGGTTTATGCCAAAAATAAGAGAATCTGGAAACCTAACTTGCTTCCACGCACAGCAGATATGGATAGCCGATACAAGAATCCAGACGATGACCCTCGTGGACCGTGGACATCCAGCGATTTCACTGCAAGAACGTATAGTGCAAGTACAGACTATCCCATTACTACACCGAGTGGGCGAGTAGTTACTCCTACAAAAAGTAGAAGTTGGATTTCTTCCAAAGAAGAATTCGAGAGACTTGTTGCTGATGGACGCATTTGGTTTGGAAAAAGTGGAAACAATGTACCTCGTAAAAAAACATTTTTGAGTGAAGTACAAGGTGGAGTAGTTCCCATGACAACATGGCTATATAAAGAAGTTGGAACTACACAAGATGCAAAAAAAGAAGTAAAAGCATTAAATCCAGACGATCCGTTTCAAACTCCAAAACCAGAACAATTAATCAAACAGATACTATCTATTGCTTCCAACCCCGATGATCTTGTTCTTGACTCCTTCCTCGGTTCAGGCACAACCGCTGCTGTAGCCCATAAAATGGGCAGAAGATATATCGGAATCGAAATGGGCGAACACGCATACACTCACTGCAAAAAAAGGCTTGATATGGTAATTTCGGGCGAAGATAAAGGCGGTATCACCAAGTCAACAGGCTGGACAAGTGGCGGAGGGTATCGTTTTTATGAGCTTGCTCCGACACTGATTAATACAGATGAATTTGGAGAAGCGGTCATCAATCCGGAATACAGTGCGGATATGCTGGCAGCAGCTATGGCTCTGCATGAGGGATTCACCTATGAGCCGGATAGTGAGTTGTTCTGGAAGCAGTCCCACGGCAATGAGAAGTCCTACCTATTTGTAACCACTCGTCATTTAAATGTGGCTTTTCTGGAATCAATTACAGGCAGTATGGAAGAGGATGAATACCTCGTGATTGCCTGCTGTTCTTTCGATAAGGGTGTTGAGAAGCTTCATCCGCACGTGACTATCAAGAAAATTCCGCAGATGCTCCTTGAACGCTGCGAATTTGACAAGGCAGATTATAATCTGAACATCATCCATCCGCCTGTTTATGAAGATGAGGAGGATTGTGATGAGGAGTGATTTTTCCCTTTACACAACAGATTACATAAGTGGTGTTATGTCTTTACGGAAACCACAGAAAAAATCTCTTGAAATTCTGCACGAAATTCTCAGTAATGTCAATCTCAAAAAGGGCATGAATCAAAAAGTGGCTCTCGGAGCTGTTCATGCCCTCTGCCCGACCTGTACGGATTTTGAGCGTGAGTTTATGTCACTGACATTTGCATTAGCGACCGGAGTTGGTAAAACTCGGTTGATGGGTGCATTCATTACCTATCTGTACACACAGCATGGTATCAGGAATTTTTTTGTCGTTGCACCGGGTACAACTATTTACGACAAGCTCCAGCGTGATCTGGGCGATCCTAACAGCTCGAAATATGTATTTAAGGGTTTAAGCTGCTTCGTCAATGCACCGCAGATTATTACGGGTGATGACTATCGCAGTAAGCCACTTCCCACATTCCAGAGTGAAGTTCGCATTTTTGTGTTCAACATCAGCAAGTTTGACAAAGAAAATGCTAATATGAAGAAGATTAACGAATACTATGGAGATTCCTTCTTTGAAACATTGGCACAACTTCCTGACCTTGTACTTCTGATGGATGAGTCACACCATTATCATGGTGCAAAGGGCGAGCAAGCTCTGAACGACTTGAAACCGCTGCTCGGTTTGGAACTGACCGCCACGCCATTGATGGCGGCAAAGAAAAAGAACGGCAACCAAGAACCGTTCAAGAATGTAGTATATGAATATCCGCTGTCAAGGGCAATTGCGGATGGCTATACACGGACTCCGTTTGCAGTTACCCGTTCTGATGTAGATTTTTATAACTTTGGTGATGAGCAGATTGATAAGCTCATGTTGCAGGATGGTATTCTCTGTCATGAGCGAATCCGCCAGAAACTGCAAGTATATGCTAAAAATAACGGCAGACCGGTTGTGAAGCCGTTTGTACTGGTCGTCTGCAAAGATACTGCTCATGCGAAATGGGTTGAGGAATACATTAAATCTGATGCTTTCTGTAATGGTGCATATCGAAGCAAGGTTGTAGTAGTACACTCCAAACAAGGTAGTGCAGAATCGGAAGCGAATACAAAGCTGCTGCTTGAGGTAGAAAAGCCGGACAACCCTGTCGAGATTGTGATTCATGTTGATAAATTGAAAGAAGGATGGGATGTCAATAATCTCTACACCATCATTCCACTTCGTACAGCCGCTTCCAAAATACTACGTGAGCAAATGGTTGGCAGGGGGCTTAGGTTGCCTTATGGTGAGCGTACCGGTGATCCGGATGTGGATTCTGTAATGCTGACGGCGCATGATAAATTCCGTGAAATTTTGGAAGAGGCACAAAAGGGTGATTCTATCTTCAAAGCTGGGAATGTCATCAAGGTAGAGGAAATTGAGCCAGAAGAAGTGATCGAACCGCAGCTTGCATTGGATTTAGAGGAAGAGCCTGACGAAGTGCTGAACTCTGTTTATGAAACAATCGGAATTGAGCGCAGTGAGCAAACTGATGCAGCAATTCATGCCATACAGAAAACTGTTGAAAATGAGGTATATAGAACCATTCAGACAACCCAATCACATACCATTACTCCAACAACCACAAAAGAAATCGCCGAGAAGGCAGTCAGCACTGTTACAGAAAAACCTGATTTGGCACAAGCCTTTCACGAAAACAGCATACCACTCATTCTTCGGTGGGCAGAGGAGCGAACAGAAAAGACTCATCGTGCTGCAATTGCAAAATTCATCCCAATTCCGCAGATTCGTATTACAGATGCAGGTGCAGAAGAGTATGTATTTATGGATTTCGATATTGACCTGACTTCCTTTACCCATGAACCGCTGACCAATGAGATGCTGATTCAGAATCTTGAAGATCAATCTGATCAGCAAAGAATCCATGCCGGAGTAATTGACTTTGATGGATACGAGCCAAAACGTGTCATTCTTGGTGAACTCCGTAAAAAACCAGAAATCGACTATAATAAATGTAAGGAAATGCTGTTCAAGCTGATAACTCAGGTGATTGGTCACTATGAATGTGCCTTTGGTACAAATGGGATGCAGAATATTGTCATGATGAACAAAAGGGACATTGCTGAAAAAATCTATACACAGATGATGCAGCATTTCTATTGTGAAAACGGACTGTTGCAAGAAGAAGTCATAGGTACAAGAAACTATAATCTCCGCCCCAACTTTACCTTCAAATCTTCTGTTCCGCTATATGGCGGAGGTTTCACAGGTGACATTCGTACTGTTCTGTTCACGGACATCAAGAAAGGTGTATTCAGCGAGGTGAAACTTGATAGTGAGGAAGGCGAACTTTCCTTTGCACGAATTGTTGAGCGTGATGAGGATGTTCTAAACTGGCTTCGTCCGTCACCGAAGGAATTTAACATCACCTACAATCACGGAAAAAACTATGAACCGGATTTTGTCGTTGAGACTGATGACACAATCTATCTCGTTGAGGTTAAGGCGGAAAAAGACTTGAACAATCCGGATGTAATTGCTAAGAAAAAACGTGGTATTTTGTACTGTGAAACAGTTACACATTGGAGTGAAGCAAATGGTTATAAGCCGTGGCGTTATCTCTTCATTCCGGCAAATCAGATTTTTCCAAACTCCACATTCAAAATGATTGTTAAGAAGTTTACAGTAACAGAATAGAAAACACTATCCGCATATTTTTAGAAATATTTGAAGGTGAGTCAATACTATGGAAAAATGTTTATATGACGGAAAAGTGCTTTATGCTTATCAAGTATTACGGGATTTTGAATTTGAGCAGAAAATCAGGAAATGCCAGACTTTAACTTGCTGCGACTGTGGTGCATCCGTATTTTTTCGGCATGGAAAACAGAGAGCAGAATGTTTCGCACATCGTCATAAAGAAAAATGTAGATATGGCGATTACTGCAAAAAGCAGAGTGATATTTTCAAATTTATTCAAAGACAGCTTGCTCCCATAATGGAGAAGATTGCTACTAAGCATGGGTTTCAACTGGAAGAAGATGTGGTGATTATTCAAGATCACTATACTGCATTTGTTATCAAAACTTCATCAAAGAAATACGCTGTTGATATCATCGACTACGCAGCCACTTCAAGTACACTTGAAAAAAGGAAAAATCTCTACGAGGAGCAGGGGTATCTCTACCTACAAATCACTGTCGACAAAGACGTCGAAGAAAAGCCGTTCTCCGAGCGTGAAATGGCATATTTTCCGGTCAAATTTATCCTAAACAAGTCACTTAACAATACAGCTATTGTTATTGATGAAGTTCAACGTAAATGGAGCATCTACATCTTAGATAAAACTGACCTATCGGAAGGTATTTCTGGTAATCCATCATGGTTGGAAAATGATACACTTGCAATGCCGATTTCTATTGATGAGATTGATATCAACAGTAGCGGTTTTTATTCTCTTGATTCTTATAAAGCATACTTGGATTTCTGCACTCAGAGAAAAAACAGAAGAGAGAGCTGGTTTAAAGCAGAGCATGATCATAAAAATCGTCAGCGTAAACTGGCAGAAGAATCTTGTAAACTGGCTGAACTTGTCACACAAGCTACAATGCAACAGCGGGAAACTGATGAAAAGGCTGAGATAAGGCGTATTCATAAGTTAAGTGGAGGTTATGTTGGTACAAAAGTTAGAGGTGAGTATGAAATATTTACCCTTGAGCAGATCGCTACAAACAGACCGTCCCGTAATTGGCTTAATGAATATACACAGCAGGATTTTGAATCTTACATTAGTGAAATGCAGCAATTCAAGTATTTTGGAGCAAGGATGTTATTTGCTAAAATGTGTTTTATCACGCCAATGGAAATCAGCATTCTCTTGAATTTATGGAGTACGCTTAAAACATCAGATCCTCAAACTGCCGACGCAATAGAATTTCTTATGTGCAAGGCTGGTATTCACTTTTGAAGCCAAATAACGGCTGCGGTTATTTGACCACAGCCGTTATTTCATTCATCAAATATTTCCATCATCATCCTTGTGCCGTCCTTGAATCCGATTAATGCAAAAATGTGAAAAGAAAATGATAGCCTTTCGGGTGCATACAAGAAAACGTTAGCTACTCACAGGAAAACGATAGCCTTTTAAAGGGTGCATTGTATCAAAATAAGCGTTCTTTGGCATAACTGCACTTAACCTTTGATACAAAAGGTTAAGTGCTTTTTTTATATCCAAACAGAAAAAGTGCCGAAAATACGCTGGTTTTTGACAAATGCCTGTTCACGTAACGATTCAGTTCGTTGCGTGGACAGGCATTTTTTATTTTCCAGCCACGATTGCTAAAAAGCAATCGTTAAAATTTAAGAGCAATCGTTAAATTTTAGGCAGTAATCGTTAAAAGATTGTAGTTAGGGAGATTGAAACCATGAAAGAGCATCAGAAAGAAAGTGCGTTATACTTGTGCGACCCCAGTAAAAATGTGACTTGCCAAAAGAGCGTTTGCCAGTCACAGTGCGTACTTACAACAAAGGTGGAATATGCGAAAGCAGATGCCGATGGCAGTCCAATTATCGTTTACAAGAATCGAATGGAGGCTTTGAGCAGTATCCTCCCAAAAGAAAATGGAACTGCATCCCACGGGGTTTAACCCTCCCCGAATGCCATAGGTGATTACCTAACAACGCCCATCGGGAGCGTATCCCGACCCACTGCCCGTAAGGGAGAAAATACAACACCTGCTGACCTATCGGCAACACGGGGACGGTGTGGCAGCATCGTAGGCAATTACCTCCTAACTTTGCCTTTATACTAACAACGCTCGTCGGGAGCGTATCCCGACCCAAGCCTGTCAGAAATCTGTAGACCGTGGATGTAAAGCAACGGTGTCGGCTGACTTTAAAACCTTGCAATAGTGGCTTGCATGTTTCCACGACTAGATAAATCGTGCTTCCTGTTGCAGATGGCGATTGCAACACGCTTCTGAGTCGTTGAGCGTATCAGCGACATCCAACTTACTTTTCAGGATGAAAAGTAAAATAAATGTTAGGAGTGAATCACTATGGAGAACAACAAAAGGGTTATTGTGCGGGCTACAGAAAAGTATGAATTTTGCTGCTATCTTTCGGACATGGGAGTAGAGCGAATCTATACGGTACTCGCCGAAAATGAAAAGGATGCTCGTAAGCGGTTTCATGAGTTGCTGAATGGGGAACAAGTAGAATTACTCCAAATCAGAAAGGTGGATGAGGAAAGATGAAAGACGGAAATTACTATACCGTTTACGGCTGGATGATTAACCGGCTAAAGCTGAAAGGGACAACTTTACAGCTGTACGCAGTGATCTATGGCTTTTCCGAAAACGGTGAAAATGAATGCTCCGGCAGTCTTGCCTACCTTGCTGAAACGACTGGATGCACCAAGCAGACGGTTTTGAATGCCCTGAACAAGCTTGAAAAACTGGGGTATATTTTGAAACGTCAGACAAGGGATGATGACGGTGGTTTGCGAAATCATTATCGGGTAAATTTAACCGCAATCGAACAGCGTGTTTCTCCACAAAAAGTGGAAAGAGGCTATGGAAAGAATGTTGAAACAAAGGCTGAAAGGCCTAAAAAATTTACCCAGCCGGTCAAAAAAACGGAATGCCCTCAGACAAAAAAGAGGAATGCCCCTAGTCAAAAAACCAGACCGTATAATACTACAAGAGAATCAATAGGGTTTGAATTATGTGAGGGGGACGCACGCTCGGAAAAGCAAACATTCGGTGATTTTCAGAATGTTCAGCTGACAGAGAACGAATATGCTCGACTGTCAGAACTGTATGGAACACAATTGCCGCAGACAATCAGCAGCTTATCCAGCTACATGGCATCGACTGGAAAGCACTACCGCAGCCATTATGCAACACTGTTTCGGTGGTGTCAGCAGGATATTCAGAAAGCAAAGAATCAAGGTCAGCAACACCACGGGTATCGAAATCCAGAACGAGCCAGTGAATGGCTATCGGAAAACCGAGAATTCTTAGAGAGCCTTGGCGGACTTTACTGAACCTTTGATAGAACAGGGAGTTGAGAGATATGAAATCAAAGAAACCAACACGCAGGCAAAAGATCATTATGTATCAGAAATTGCATCTTGATCCGAACGAGTGGTTTGTAGCGAGATGGAATTCGACTTCAGATTACATTACGCTTGTCAATCGATTCACTGGTGGAATCGTGCAGAAACTGAATCCGGAGCGTATATAATGGCGGATAAACGGTGCGAAATGTGTGGCAAGCCTCTGATTCATGTGAAAGCTGACCGCAGGTTTTGCGGTGCTTGTATGCGGATTCGGAGAAAGGCTTATGCCAAACAGTATCAAGAACTCAGAAAAGGAATGAATAAAAATGACAACGGAACAGATGCACGTGATTGCAAAAATAACGGATGCCAGAACTTTTGAAAGGCAGCTGGAGCAGACTGTTGAGGAGGCAGCAGAGTTCATTCAAGCAGCTCAGAAAATTAAACGGTATCCCGGAAATTCGTTGCAAATGAATCATCTCGTGGAGGAAACCGGCGATTTGCTGATTACCTTGGAGCAAATCCGGATTTACCTTGTCCGAGATGGCTATGGTGATGCACTGAACAGTATGATTGACTATAAGCTGAACCGGGAACTTGGCAGAATGGAACAGGAGCGTAAGGACAATGAAAGCAAGGCTTATCACAATCGGAGAAAGCGAAATCCGTCAAAGGGTTGAGGAAGAATATCAGAAAAAGAAAGATCAGATTTATGAATCGGTAATTCAAGATGTTCTTCCCCAGTTTATGTCCGTTTGTATGGTGGAACTCAATAAAGAGTTCGGATTTGGAGAAAAGCGACTGCGGTCTGTTTTGGATGGCGTAAAAGACCATTTTAAGCTAATGGACGGGGTCGGGATTTTGAACCATCAGTATTCTACGCTGGACTGTCTTACATACTTGCAAGAAAAGTATGGTATTGATTTGGATAAGGAACTGCTGTAATGGCAGAAAGGCGGTTACAACATGAATAGAATCTGTAGACAATGCGGTGCAGAAAAACCACTCTGGGAGTTTGTTGACCGCAGCAAACAAACTGGTGAACGGAGAAAAATTCATCGTGTTTGTGCAGCTTGCAGATCTGAACGTAGCAAAGAACGATACCAGCAGAGACGGAAAGAGGTGCTTTCCTACCAAAAACAGTATCGTGAGAAACTAAAACGTGAGAGAATTGAAACTCCCGTCAGCAGTGACCAAAAGGAAAGCTGTGGTTCCGTGGACGATGGATATGTTCGCTTGGCTGCGGAAATTCTGAGGAGTGAGTTCTCTGCTTATCGGAGAGCATTGGAAAAGTATGACGGAAGTCCGGAATCTATCGGTAGAATTCGGTCGATTGAGCGTGAAATTCTTACGCCGTACTACGCTGCATTGACGATGAATGCCATCGATTTGAAAAGGTACTGCAATGATCTGCGAAAAAAGTATGGCATATATGGAGGGATAGAAGATTGGGCTGGATAAGCGTGAGAGATTCCCTTCCGAAGCTGTTTACTGAAGTATTGATAACGGTCCGAAACAGATGCACGGATTTTAGTAATACATACTATGGGCAGCGTGGCAATAACTACTGGCAGTTTTGGGATTACTCAAAGATTCTTGAAATAACTGATGAAGACGAAAATTATGAGGTGTTGGCTTGGATGTCACTGCCTCAACCGTTCAATGAAAGGAGCAAAAATAATGAAGATTGAAAAAGAAACAAAGGTTGTCATTTTGCAAAATGGGAACGCAGTGCTGGCTACACAGTATGTTAACGGCAAGAAAGTAAACGCAAGCATTGCAAGGTGCTGTCCGGAGGATGCTTTTGATTTTGCCTTTGGTGCAAAATTGGCTTTGGAACGGCTGCTTGATTGTATGGGTTCTGCACCGGAAACTGCTTTCGATTGGGACAAGTTTATTTCCGGTGACGTATGGGTACAGACGAACAGTTCCAACACTGATGCCTTTTTGCAGGCTTGCGAAGAGCATCATTTGACAGATCGAACCGGAGATCGTCCGACAGAGTTGAATGTATTTCGTGACTTTAACAATGCAAGTGAGATTGAAAAAGCGTTGTATGGGATTTTCGGAATGATTCCGAAAGAAAATATCTGGTTTGCAACAAGAGATGGAAAATTGCGGTGGGGCAATGAGAAACCAACTGGAGAAATTTTTGAATGGGGACAGGCAGAATGAACGATTGTGTAAACTGCAAATATGCAAACCAGTCCAAAAACACAAGAGTCATCCGGACACCTGCTGCGGTTATTACGCAGAAACAGGGTGGCATTGTTTGCGAGAATACAGGGCAGAAAACAATACAGATAACAGATGAAGGGATATGCTGTTCTGGTTTCTGTCAGAAAGAACTGAAAGGTGGTGAATAAGAAAATGTGTAAGGAAAGTATCGGGCTTCATCCGAGTCCGGATAATGTGAATCATCCATTTCACTATCAAGGAAAGTATGAGTGCATTGATGAGATGATCGCATTGTTTGGCGTAGATGCTGTTCGCCATTTCTGTATGTGCAACGTATATAAATACCGTTTTCGTGCAAGTCGGAAAAATGGACCGGAAGATATAGAAAAGGCAGAGTGGTACATGGAAAAACTGATGGAGTTAAATCAGGAGGCAAAACATGAAAAAGCTGATTGTTGAGATTGCTGACAAGTATGCAGATGCCGCATCAATGACATTTATCGGGACAAACTGTGCTGAATCAGAGGAGATTCGTATGACTGTCGCAGCAGTTGCTCTCAAGCCAGATATAACGGCAATTGCGGTTTGTGAAGATGGGAGTTCGATTTGGTATGAAGGTGATTTGAAAACTAAAAAGAATCAGCTGTCCATTGAAAATTTGATAAATGCAGTCGGGCAACTGGAAGACTTACGTTGCGACCGAGAGGGCTTTGCAGCTGATTTTGAAGACGAAGAAGATAACGCTTTTTGCCTTGATGTTGTGGCAATTGACACAGCTTTAGCAGCGATAAAGCGGCTGATTGAATTAGAATACGAAAAGGAGTAATTGGAAATGAGCGATGAAACATTAGAACTGCTATGGTCAATGCTTACGAACGAGCAACTTTTGGAACTGCGGGAAAAAGGTGCAATGGACGATCGCACGATGGCATCTTTCAAGACTGAATTGTTTAAGCGGTGTTTGATTCAATTTGATGAAACAGCGGATGCAGTGGCAAAGGCGGTCATGGCGGCATTTATGGAGGGATTGGCATGATAAAAGTCGAAAACACAGAGGTGTATGGATGGGAAGCGGCCATACGGGGAATGCGAAATCCGATGAATAGTTGGGAAAAGTCGGATAGTTGTTATTGCAAGGAACCCATAACAACCAAATGCAACAATTTGGGTTGCTCTCATTGTGGCTGGGCATGGAGCGATTTGGGAAAAAATCCGTTTTGTATTGGGGATAACGATATGGCTTTAATGCAAAAATTAGTCAAGGCAGGTACCGATCATCGGAAGTTTATGCGAATGATTACAGTAAGTTGTGATATAATTGCCCCTCTTTATTGGTGGAAACAGTTTGATACGTACAAAGTCGGAACGGTTACTGATTCTTGCTCTACAATGCATAAAATTGCAGAGCAAGAATTTACATTGGATGACTTTTCGTGCGAACATCTGTTTAATGGTGCTGAAGAAGGAACAGAATTTCTCAAAGATTTTATGTACACGATTAAAGCCCTCAACAAGGCACGAGAAACATATCTGGAAACTAAAAAGAATATTTACTGGTGGCAAATGATTCAGCTGCTCCCGTCCAGTTATAATCAACGTAGAACCGTAGTACTAAACTACGAAGTATTGCGAAACGCTTGTCAAGCAAGAAAACATCATAAGCTGGATGAGTGGTTTGGATTTTACAAGTGGGCAGAATCACTGCCATACAGTGAACTGATATTGGAGGTGTGAGCAGGTGTATAAGATGAAGTGTCCGAGATGTGGGAAACGTGCCTTTGATATTTCTGTGCTACCTAAAATTCCAGTGATTATTCAACTGAAATGCCCAAACTGCCGGAACATCGTGAAAGTTTCCTGCAGATCTGAGATGTGCATGGCTGATAAGAGATAGATAATATACCGAGCAACGGAGTGATTTGACTACCAAATAGCCGGATAGTATATGAGACGACTGTTTTATATGCTGTTCGGCTATTTTTGTTTCATATACTTGACTTCACTTGAGTTTTTTTGCAAGCTGACTTCTATCAATCAGAAAGGAGTCATGTATATGTATATGAAATTTCGTAAAACAAGAACAGCAGCCAGATCTGTTTATGTCTATCGCTTTGCAGATGGAACAGTCGCTGTGCTGCATCCGGGAGAACAGGGTGTAAGCCCTGAAATCATCGACTTTTTGCACAAGTTGGATGACCGTGAGGTGTATCGTAATCTGAAGCAGCGAAAGGTGAAACAACATTGTGCAAAGCCTGTCGATATTGAAGTGGAATCCTTGGAAATCCAGCGTCTGCATGAGGTGGTGTCCAGTCTTACGCCGAAGCAGCAGGATACCTATCGCAGAGTGGTCGTGGAAGGAAATCCTATGACACAGGTAGCAAGAGAAGAAGGCGTATCGGAAACGGCAATTCGGCATCGTATGATGAAAATCAAAGCCCAAATCAAGAAAAAATTTTGATTTTTCTACTGATGGGGTTCGATTTTATGCTGATTTTTTCGACTGCATTTATGGAAGGAGGTGGTGCATGATGGCGTGTTTCTAAATCCCATCAAAAATGCTAAGAAAGAAGGTCAAAGAAAATGAGTAAAGAACCTACAACATTACTGGATGTGATTCATGTAATCCGTCAATTGGCGGACAAATTGGAAGCTATGGCGGAAACCATGACAGAACGGGAAGTACAGACATTTGAGCAGGTATATCCGCCGGAAGAAGGCAATACGGAGGCTGTACAGAAGCCGGTGTCTGTGAAAGATACGCCGACTGTTTCTATTTCTGAAATTCGAGCGGTACTGGCAGAAAAGTCACGTTCTGGTTTTACAGATTCAGTAAAGGCACTGCTTCAGAAACACGGGGCATCAAAGCTGTCTGGTGTTTCTCCCGAAGAATATGCGGTCTTGTTAGAGGAGGCGAAGCAGATTGGAACTTAACGATCATGCAAGCCGTTTACACGCAGTGCTTTCTGCTTCATCCAGTGCTCGTTGGCTGGCGTGTCCACCCTCCGCACAGCTTTGTGCGGTTTTACCAGATAAAGTCACTGATTATGCTCGTGAAGGCACGTGTGCTCACGAATTGGCAGAGTACAAAGTGCAAAAACTGCTTGGCAACCCGGCATCTAATCCCACGGAGAACTTAGACTTCTACGATGCAGAAATGGAAGACTGCACGGACAGCTATGCTCAGTACATTGCCGAACAGCTGGCAAATCTGAAAGAACCGATTGTTTTGGTGGAACAGCGTTTGGATTTCAGCCGATATGTTCCCAGCGGCTTTGGCACGGGCGACTGTGTGATTGTTGCAGATGATGTCCTAACTGTCATTGACTTTAAGTATGGTAAGGGCGTAGCAGTATCTGCTGATCACAACTCGCAGATGATGCTGTATGCTCTGGGTGCATTGCAGCTATTTGATGCCCTTTATGACATTGCAGAAATCCGGATGGTGATTTTTCAGCCGAGAATCCAGAGCGTTAGTGAATGCGTTATGCCTATTTCTGAACTGTTGCATTGGGCAGAAACAGAATTGAAAACGAAAGCAGAACTTGCATCCAAAGGCGAGGGAGATTTCTGTGCTGGTGAACACTGTCGGTTTTGTAAAGTGAAGGCAACTTGCCGAAAACGTGCAGAATACAATCTTCAGCTGGCACAGTATGACTTTGCTCCCCCGGAAATGCTGGTGGATACTGAAATCGAGGCAGTATTGGAAAAAGCCGATCAATTGGTTTCATGGGCATCCGATATCAAGGAATATGCTTTGCAGCGAGCAATTTCCGGCAAGCAGTGGAATGGGTACAAAGTTGTGGAAGGTCGGTCGAATCGAAAGTATACCGATGAGGCAAAAGTCATTGAAAAGGTCAAGTCCTATGGGAAAAATCCGTACAATGAACCGGAACTGCTGGGAATTACCGCAATGACAAAGCTGCTTGGCGGAAAGAAAAAGTTTGATGAAATTCTTGGTGATTTCACATACAAACCGCCGGGTAAGCCTGCACTTGTACCAATTTCGGACAAGCGACCGACTTGGAATTCCGCAGAAAAAGATTTTGAAACAATACAGGAGGAAAAATAAATGGCAAACGAAAGAAAAACAAAAGTGATTACAGGAACTGTGCGTTTGAGTTACGCAAACATCTGGGAACCGAAATCCATCAAAGGCAGTGCCGCAAAGTATAGTGTTTCCTTGCTGATTCCGAAGTCTGATAAGGCAACTCTTGCAAAAATTCAGACTGCAATTGATGCTGCCATTGAAGATGGCATTGGAAAGTTCGGAGGAAAGAAGCCGAGTAAGGCTGCTCTGAAGTTGCCGCTGAGAGATGGCGATGCAGAACGTCCGGAGGATGAAGTGTACAAAGACTGCTATTTTGTCAATGCAAATAGCACTACTCCTCCGCAGATCGTTGACCAGCAGGTACAGCCGATTCTCGATCAGAATGAGGTCTACAGTGGCTGCTATGCAAGAGTTGCAGTAACATTCTATGCGTTTAACAGCAACGGAAATAAGGGCATTGCCTGCGGTTTGGGCAATATTCAGAAGGTACGGGATGGTGAACCGCTTAGTGGACGTACCAATGCTGCTGATGATTTCGATGCTCTTGAAAGTGACGATTTCCTTGATTAACTAAAATGGCAATTTAGTAATAAGGACGGTGAGAAAAATGGAGGCAATTCTTTCCGTTGTTATTGCGGTTCTTTGGTGCATTTCAATGTTCTGTTGGGCAGCAATTTCCGTTGCTGCACTGATTGATCATTTCAAGAATCACAAGTAAGCAAAAATGTCGGGTGGGCGACTGACGGAGTATCTGTTCGGGTGGGTAATAGGTGTAACAATGCAAAAATTGATGATTGACTTAGAAACAAAAAGTGATGTGGATATTACAAAAGCCGGGGTTTACCGCTATGCGGATTCCCCGTATTTTGATATTCTGCTTTTTGCATATTCCGTGGACGATGCCCCAGTGAAGGTAGTTGACCTTGCCTGCGGCGAACAGCTGCCGGAAGAAATCCTCAACGCTCTGACGGATGACCGCATTCAGAAGCACGCCTTCAACGCCAGCTTTGAACGGGTCTGCCTGTCGGTCTGGCTGCGGCGAAACTATCCGGAATGCTTCATTTCCTATGGATTGCCGGAGGATGCCTGCGGCAACTACCTCAGCCCGAAAGCATGGCGGTGTACGATGGTGGCGGCTGCCTATCTGGGCTTGCCGCTGAGCCTTGCCGGCGTGGGGGCAGTTCTACAGTTACAGCAACAGAAAATGTCCGAGGGGAAAGCTCTGATTCGCTATTTCTGCGTACCGTATGACCATGTAAATGGCATTCCGGTGTTTCATGCCCCGACCGATGCTCCAGAGAAATGGAACGTCTTTCTGGCATACAACAAACGGGATGTGGAAACAGAACAAGCGATTGAACAAAAAATCGCTCGGTTTCCTGTGCCGGAATTTGTCTGGCAGGAGTATGTCCTTGACCAGTCCATCAACGATCGTGGAATACAACTGGATTTGCAGTTGGTGCAGCAAGCAATTCGTATGGACACGCTCACGAAAGATAAGCTGCTGCATCAACTGAAAGATCTGACCAACTTGGACAATCCGAATTCTGTTCAGCAGATGAAACAGTGGCTGACGGAACACGGACTGGAGTTAGAATCATTGGGCAAAAAAGAAGTACAGGAACAGCTGAAAACCGCTCCGTCGGACTTGCAAGCCGTATTGCTACTTCGACAACAAGTATCAAAATCCTCGGTCAAAAAGTATCAAGCCATGCAGAACGCCGTCTGCTCGGATGGTCGTGCAAGAGGAATGTTTCAGTTCTATGGTGCAAATCGAACAGGTCGAGAGGCTGGTCGTATCATTCAGCTGCAAAACCTGCCGCAGAATCATCTTCCCGATTTGGAAGATGCACGGGAGCTTGTGAAGTTTGGTGATTTAGAAGCAGTAGAACTGCTGTATGAAGACGTTCCGGACACACTCTCACAGCTGATTCGTACTGCTTTTATTCCAAAATCCGGTTATAAGTTCCTCGTTGCCGATTTCTCTGCCATTGAGGCACGTGTCATTGCATGGCTTGCCGGTGAAACGTGGCGAATGCAGGCGTTCGCAGAGGGCAAAGACATCTACTGTGCCTCAGCATCTAAGATTTTCGGTGTGCCTGTGGTCAAGCATGGCATCAATGGACACCTTCGGCAGAAAGGTAAGGTCGCAGAATTGGCGTGTGGCTACGGTGGCTCGGTCGGAGCAATGAAAGCCATGGGTGGATCGGGAATGTCTGATGCGGAACTGAAACAAATTGTGACGGACTGGCGAACTGCTTCTCCACACATTGTGCAGTTGTGGTGGGATGTAGAAAATGCGGCCATCAAAGCTGTGCGGGATAAAACCGAAACAGAGACCCACGGCATTCACTTCTCTTATGAATCTGGTTTTCTGTTTATCAAGCTGCTGTCCGGCAGACGGTTGGCATATGTCAAGCCACGCATCGGTGAAAATCGCTTTGGCGGTGATTCTATCACCTATGAGGGCATTGGCACGGGCAGAAAGTGGGAACGCTTGGAGACTTACTCCGGCAAGCTGGTCGAAAACATTGTTCAGGCAACCGCACGGGATCTGCTCTTCTATTCCATGCAGACACTATCACAATACTTCATTGTCGGTCATATTCACGATGAAATGATCATCGAATGCCCGAAAGATACAAAGCTGGATGAGATCTGTCAGCAGATGGCGATAACGCCAGACTGGGCAAAGGGACTGTTGCTTCGGGCAGACGGATATGAATGCAGCTTTTACAAGAAAGATTAGGAGGATTCCATATGTTTTACATCAAAGAAAACTTGAATGACACCACCAGTATCTCTGTGGAGATCAACAACGAAAACGTATACTGCCACTGCCCGCAGTGCAGTGCAGAAGTACCGGTTGATCTGAGTATCTTCTGGACAGCAGAAAACTTTGACATTTTCAGCAGTGCTGTTTACTGCGATGCCTGCACACTGAAGCGGCTGAAAGGAGTATTGCATGAATCGGTATAATGCCGAAGGGTACATTGATCTCACTGCTTATGAAGCACTGAGCCGTATTGAACGAGAGGAACGCAGGGCGAAAAAAGCTGCCGCTTATCGACCGCTGGTATACATCTGTTCTCCCTATTCCCACGGCTGCATCAATGACAACATCGAAAACGCCAGACGATACAGCCGCTTTGCAGTAGATACCCACTATGTCCCTATCGCTCCCCATTTGCTGTTTCCGCAATTCATGGATGACAGTCTGGGCGAAGATCGTCAGACAGCGATGTTCATGAATTTGGTACTGCTGTCAAAGTGTGCCCAGCTGTGGGTGTTTGGTTCTGTGCGGTCGGAGGGTATGCAGCAGGAAATCAAATGGGCGAAGCGGCGACATATGACCATTCGGTATTTTACAGAAGAACTGGAGGAAACAGAGTGATGTATCAATTTCCACAAATGCTGCAAAAATTGATGGAGTGCCATCCAACGTACCGCAGAAGAATTACACAAAAAGAACTGGCTGAACACGTTGGAGTTCGACCGCAAACAGTCTCTCTGTACCTAAAAGGTGAAACGGCTCCCTCACCGAGGCTTTTATTAAAAATGGCGGATTACTTGTGCGTGTCGACAGATTATTTATTAACGGGGCAAGATGGTGAACAGTCTGGAGATGTAATTACTATGGACTCTTTGCGTGATATACAAAAGCAAGTGTGTGGAATTATGAGTCAGACAAATACGCTGATTGCAGAACTGGAGGCAAAGAAATGAAATTTACGCTTTATACTGCTACTTGTCGTGAAAACGCAAAAAATATCAAATATCCGAATGATGTAGAGGTAATTGACGAGGAAAGTTTGAAGTCTGCGGTGCAATCTGACCATGTTTCTGCGAAATTTACGGATGATAAAAGAAGCAATGCAAACTTCATAGAAAGCGATTGCCTGATGTTTGACTGCGACAATAGACATTCTGAAAACCCAGAAGATTGGGTTACACCTTTGGAACTGGCATTGACATTTCCAGACGTAGCATTCGCAGTTGCCTATAGCAGAAATCACATGAAAAACAAGGGAAACAGAATCGCACGTCCTAAGTTTCATGTCTATTTTGAAGCAGAAAAAGGAATGTCCGTAACAGAACGACAGAATTTGAAAAAACAGGTTCTGGAACAGTTTCCCTATTTCGATGAAAAGGCACTGGACGAGGCACATTTCTTTTTTGGTGTGGAGAATCCAAAAGTGGAATGGTATCAAGGCAATCTGACGCTTGCTGAATTTTTTGAAAAAGATGCTTTTGCAGAATGGGATGCTCAGACGGAATTAATCCAAGAAGGCTCCAGAAACAGCACAATGAGTCATATCGCTGGGAAACTGATCAAGCGTTATGGCAATACAGAGGCAGCGTATCAATTGTTTCAAAAGGCAGCAGAAAAGTGCAACCCACCATTGGCGGAATCAGAACTGCACATGATTTGGCAGAGTGCAAAAAATTTCGGAAAGCGAGTATCCAAACAGGACGGATATATTGCTCCGGAGTTATACGGGCAGATGTATAGCCTGCGACCGGAGGATTATTCCGATATTGGGCAAGCAAAAGTTTTTGCAGAACAGGTACAAGGCGAACTTGCCTATACAGATGCAACCGAATACTTATGCTATTTGCAAACACACTGGGTAGAATCGAAACAGACTGCTGTTGGCAGATGCGAAGCATTTCTGGACAAGCAGCTGGAAGAAGCAGAACGAACGCTGGAAATGACACACAAGATGCTGCTGGACAGCGGAGTAGATGCTGAAACAATTTCCAAGGGCGGAAAGGTGCTGGAAAAAGCCGTGGATGACGTCAGCAGAAAAGCGTACATCGAATATCGTTCTGCCCTGACTTACCGAACTTTCGTCATGAAACGCAGAGATATGAAGTACATCTCTTCGGCATTACAAGCAGCAAAACCGATGCTGCTGAAAGATATCGCAGATTTTGACAGTCAGGAGTTCTTGCTAAACACACCGACAGCAACCTATGACTTGCAGAAAGGCGTGAATGGTGGAAGATCGCACAATCCGGAGGATTACCTCACAAAAATGACTGCTGTTTCGCCGGACAACGTGGGAGAAGAAATTTGGAAAGATGCCTTGCATTGCTTTTTCTGCGGCGATCAAAGTTTAACGGATTATGTGCAGCAAATCTGCGGGCTTTGTGCGATTGGAAAAGTGTATCAAGAGGCATTGATTATTGCCTACGGCGAAGGCAGCAACGGCAAGTCCACCTTCTGGAATGCCATTTCACGGGTGCTTGGAAGTTACAGCGGAACAATGTCCGCAGATGCGTTGACGGTCGGCTGCAAGCGAAATGTAAAGCCAGAAATGGCAGAACTCAAAGGCAAACGGCTGGTCATTGCAGCAGAACTGGAAGAAGGAATGCGGTTGAATACTGCGGTCATCAAGCAGCTTTGTTCCACGGATGAAATCCAAGCGGAGAAGAAATACAAGGATCCGTTCCGCTATACACCTGCTCATACGCTGGTGTTATACACGAACCACCTGCCGAGGGTTGGAGCCAACGATGATGGAACGTGGCGTAGATTGATTGTGATCCCGTTTCTGGCAAAGCTGGAGGGGAAATCTGACATCAAGAATTTTGCAGATTATCTGGTCGAACACGCTGGCGGAGCAATTCTGTCTTGGGTGATGGAGGGAGCGAAACAAGTCATTGACCGACAATTCAAACTGGAAGTTCCACAGTGCGTCAAAAAAGCAATCCACGCATATCGGGAAAGCAACGACTGGATGTCGGCATTTCTGGAAGACTGCTGTGATGTAGATAAGACCTACCAGCAAAAATCAGGCGAATTGTATCAGGAGTATCGTTCGTATTGTTCCAGAAATGGAGAGTATACCAGAAGCACGACAGACTTTTATACGGGTTTGGAAAATGCAGGGTTTGAACGAAAGAGAACCAAGAAAGGTATCATCGTTTATGGTGTAAAAATCAAGTCGGAATTTTTAGAATAATGGGTAGGGGTGTAGGTCGGAGCAGGTCATTTCGTAAACTTTTACTATAGGTAATTTTTACCAAATTTTCAGCCTAAAAGGGGTTTTATATATTGACCTTAACCGACCTGCACCCCAGAAAAGAAAAAACTTGAAAAGAGGGCTAAAATGCGTGAAAAAATGATTGAAAGCCGGTTCGTGCAAAAGGTGCAGTCCAGAGGAGGTCTTTGTTGGAAGTTTACAAGTCCGGGAACGGATGGAGTGCCGGATCGAATCGTATTGATGCCGGGTGGAAAAATTGCTTTTGTGGAAGTAAAGGCTCCGGGTGAGAAGATGCGGGCGTTACAAATCCGGAGAAAACAACAGCTTGAGAGAGTGGGTTTTTCCGTGTATTGTCTGGATAGTCTGGAACAAATCCGTCCCATTTTGGATGAAGTCGGAGGTGAAACACCGTGAAGTTCATTCCGCACGACTATCAGCAATATGCGATTCAGTTTTTGACGGAGCATCCTGTGGCAGCACTTCTTCTGGATATGGGGTTGGGGAAGACTGTCACAACATTGACAGCAATCAACGAGTTGTTGTTTGACCGCTTTGAAATCCGCCGTGTTTTAGTGATTGCACCCCTTCGTGTGGCACGGGATACTTGGTCAGCAGAAATTGAAAAGTGGGAACATTTGAAGCATCTGAAATACAGTGTAGCAGTTGGAACATCCGCAGAACGCAGACAAGCCCTGCATGCAAAGACGGATATTTGCATTCTGAATCGTGAGAATATCAGTTGGCTGGTAGAGGAAAGCCATATTCCGTTTGACTTCGATATGCTGGTGATTGATGAGTTATCCGGTTTTAAGAATCATCAGACGAAACGATTCAAGGCACTGATGAAAGTTCGACCAAAGGTGAAACGCATTGTTGGCTTAACGGGAACACCGTCCAGTAATGGTTTGATGGATTTATGGGCGGAATTTTGTTTGCTGGATATGGGACAGCGACTTGGAAGATTTATTGGACAATATCGAACAGCCTATTTTCAGCCGGATAAACGAAATGGGATGGTGGTTTATTCTTACAAGGCATTGCCGCAGGCAGAGAAACAAATCTATGATAAAATTTCAGACATCACCATTTCCATGAAAGCGATTGATTATTTGCAAATGCCAGAACTTTTGTTGACAGAAGTTCCAGTTCGTCTTTCTAAGCAAGAAAGAGAACGATATCAGCAATTGAAACAGGAATTGGTGTTAGACTTGCCGGATGGCGAGATTACCGCCAATAATGCTGCGAGTCTATCCAACAAACTTTCCCAACTGGCGAATGGTGCAGTGTATGACGATACCGGAGCGGTGATTCCCATTCACAACCGAAAGCTGGATGCACTGGAGGACTTGATAGAGGCGGCCAACGGCAAGCCCGTTCTGGTGGCGTATTGGTTCAAGCATGATTTGGAGCGGATTCAAGAGCGACTGCGAAAGCTGAATGTTTCCTATCAGGAAGTCCAATCCTCCGACAGTATCCGGAACTGGAACGCCGGAAAGCTGCAAGTTGGTCTGCTGCATCCTGCCGCTGCTGGTCATGGCTTGAACTTACAGGCAGGCGGTTCTCACCTGATTTGGTTCGGACTGACATGGAGTCTGGAACTCTACCAGCAGACCAACGCCAGACTGTGGCGGCAGGGGCAGCAGTCCGAAACGGTTGTCATTCAACATCTCATCACCAAGGGTACGATTGACGAACGCATCCTGAAAGCCCTGACCCAGAAAGAACAAACCCAGACCGCTTTGATGCAGGCAGTCAAAGCAGAACTTGGAGGTAGCAGATGAATATCATTTGGCAGTACTTAGACAAACGGAGTGCCGCTGTAAACGCACTGAAGGATTATAGTAGCATGGCTTACATCCTTGCACACACAGACGAAGAAATCACACAGGTGCATGAAGACACCACAACCCTTGGCAGTCCGGCATTTACAGATATGCCGGGCGGCAGTCCGAACCCGCAGTCCGGCGAAATGCGAATCATCACTGCCATTGACGAAATCGATGTGCTGCGGGAACGGTATCGTCAGGCAAAGGAGTACATGGAATGGTTTCAGCCTGCATGGGACAGCCTGTCGGAGGATGAACGGTATGTGCTGGAACAGTTCTATTGGCAGGAAGAAGATGCCTTTGATGCTATTTCCGCAATCAGCAATCGTTTTCACATTGAGCGGAGTTCTGCATACAAACGTAAAAACCGTGCGGTTTCCAAGTTGACCCTGTTGCTGTTTGGAAAGTGAATGTCCAAAATCGAGGATGACTTTTGCAAAAAGGTGTGATATAATAATATCATAGAAAACTGGCCGAAAGCCCTGTGGTGTTCCACATGGGCTTTCGTTGTATCCGGAGGTGAACCTTATGCCAAGGAAGGCACTGAAACCATGCAAGCATCCCGGCTGTCCCAATCTGACAGACGGTTTGTACTGTGCAGAGCATCAGCCCCTGCACCCAGACCGACCGTCTGCCGCCAAGCGTGGCTACGGCAGCAAGTGGCAGAGGCTGAGCAAGGCGTACCTCCGCCGGCATCCCTTGTGTGTGCGTTGCAAGGCACAGGGACGGTTCACGGCAGCGACCGTGGTCGACCATATCATTCCTCACCGTGGTGATCCGCATCTGATGTGGGATGAAAGCA